AGTTCTAAAGTATAATGCAATACATTTTTACCACTTTGCATTGCTGATTTACCAAGTGATGCCAAACACCAACTTTTACCACCACCTGCACTACTGATAATAACACCAAGTTCTCCTGGTCCTAATCCACCATTTGTTAAATCGTCAATTACTTCCCAACCCGTGTTGATTGTATCACGTGCAGTTTCTGACATTCTTAAATCAATATCTCTTGCATAGTCGTGACCAATATCACGTTCTGTTCCTGCTTTTAGTGCATCATCAACAATTCGTTTAATAGATTCATATTGACCACCTTTAAGAAAGTCAACACTTTGCATGATTGCATTTTTAAGTTTTTGATTTTTACAAAAATGTAAAAATTCATTTTTAATAAACTCAGCATCATTAGTTTCAATCTTAGTAAAAATGTCTCTAAGTTGATCTATAATTGCGGCCTTTAAAGAATCAATATTTACCTCATCGCATTTAATCTTAAAAACATCAAGTGTAGTTGTTCTTTTATATTTATCGTAGTGCGTTAAAATTTCATCTACAATCCACTTGTGTGCTTCACTTTCCCAATATTCAGTTTCAATTATATCGTGTGTTCTTTCCAAGAACTTTTTATCATCAATTAAAGCACGAATGGTTTTACTTTGAAATGCACTTCCAAATTTTTGCAATGTATCCACATCATTTATATTAGTCTCCGTCATATTTAAAATACTTTATCAGATGGTTGGAAAACAATCAAGTCTATTTATAAAAAAATTAACTTGATGAAATAGCATAACTATTTAAAACTGACCAGGTTTCCATTAACCAATTATGATGATTTGGAAACGCAGCCCACAACTGATCTTCTGCGAATTTTTTACTAAATTCAAACTTATTTAGTTCGGTTACAGGAGAATCGACGTGGTCAAATATTTTTGTTTGCATACTTGCAGGTAAAATACTATCTTTTAGTTGCATTAAATCGTAATTTCTCTTTAGTAGTAACTGATTTTCTTCTTTTAAAAAATTTTTATATAAAGGCATTTCTTTTTTTCTATCTTCGGAAATTTTTAATAAATCTTCAACAGACAATTTTGATTCTAATGCGAACTCAGGAAATGCTGTTTTTAGTTTTTTCTCACCGACACCTTTCATTCCATCTATATTATCACCACGGTCTCCGTCTATTGTTCGGTACATTAAAAAGTTATTTGGATGAATACCATATTCAAGTAAAACTTTTTCCTGAGTATACATAGTTCGTTTTGTAGGACTATAAACCGTAACATCTTCGTCAACTAATTGTAGAAAATCTTTATCGGTACTCATTATAGTTGCTCGTTTTCCAAGTCCACTGAACTTTGATCTTGCAAGTAATGCGATTACATCATCTGCTTCTACATTATCAATACAAATCGTAGTTACGGGAAGCATATTTAAATACTCAATTAGTTTTACTATTTGATATTTCATAGAACTTGATTCCTCATTCTGATCCATATCTAAACTCAATGCACGATTTACACGAAACCTTACATTTTTTTTCATTTTGTAGTCAGAAAATATTTTTCGTCTTCGTGTGCTACCACCCTTACCATCAAATACAACCACACATCGGGTTGGTTTTCGTAAACGAATAGCATGACCGATGCTTTTTAAAAAACCTGTGTACCCACCTATGTGATCACCATTTTCATTTGTGGTTGGGTACATACTCCAAACACGCATGAATGTATTCATTCCATCAATAAGTAAGGTATCGGAATTTATATCACGGTCTGCTTCTAACTCTTGCTTTTTTTCTTGAGAAAATTCTTGAAATAAACTAAATATTTTACTTTTATCACTCATCGGATATTGATGCCAATTCTTGTTCTACAATTGTATCGTTATCTTCAAATTCAACATCTTCATCAATGACACTATTAGCAGATTCATACTGCATAACAACCTTGTCACAAATGTGGTTGTATAATTCTTCTTTTAATTCAGGATGCTCTGCCAATAAAGTTGGAAATTCTTTTGCCATAAACTTGTGTTCATTTTCTTTAGAATCAACATAAGTGTAATATGCACCACCTTGTTTAAATACTTTATGTGTTTTAAGTGTGGTGATCCAACTTCCCAAATCATCAATACCACGATTGAAATAAATTTCAAAAGATGCTTTTCTTTGAGGAGGTCCCATACGATTCTTAACTATTGTTGCTTCGCATTTATTTCCAATTACTTCAGTTGTAGAACCTTGTTTAATTTGTCCGAGATTCTTTAAACGAAGACGAACACTTGCGTGGAATGCTAATGCTTTACCACCACTTGTTGTCCACGGATCACCAAACATAACTCCCATCTTTTGACGAAGTTGATTGGTGAATACTAAAGCAATTCTTTGACGTCCAATTGTTGAAGTCAATTTACGCATTGCCTTACTGATTAAAATTGCTTTGGTTGTTGCAAATCCATCTTTGCTATAATCTGCTGACATTTCTACTTTAGTTGATGCAGCCGCAACACTATCTGTAACAATTGTAACCAATCTATCTTTGTTACTTTTACGAATCGTTGCAATAATGTTATCTATTGTTGCAAAAATATCTTCTACCGTATCTACATGAACATATAGCAATTTACTTGGATCAACTCCAATAGCAGTTAAATATTCTATACTAACACTTGTTTCAGTATCTATATAAACAGCAACTCCATCTTTTTTTTGTGTTTCTGCTAATATATGCCCACACAATAAACTCTTACCACTTTGCTCAAGTCCTGTTACTTCTGTAATTCTTCCCACAGGAATTCCACCATTAGGTCGATTTGAAATTGCCAAGTCAAGTAAACTACTTCCTGTTGGAATCCAATCTGAAATTAATGATGGATCATCTCCTTCATCCAGAAAGAATGCTACTTTACCTTCGTCTTTATATGCAGAATTTAAACTTTCTGCTAATACCGATGCTAAATCTTCTGATTTGCTCGTTGCTTTTACTTCTTTTTTTCTTGCCATAAATTTTAAAATTGAAATGAGGGTGATTGGAATAAACCAACCACCCTCTTGGGGTTAAGATTTGAATAACTCTTCAAAAGCAGCCTCTACATCTTCCGTAGAAGTTGCATTGGGTTTGCTCTTTTCCGATGTAGCACTTGCAACTTCAGGTTGCTTTACTTCGGTTTGAGTAGATTCTACAACTACTTCGTCAGATGAAACTGACTCAGCAGGTGGTGCATCTTCTTCAGACTCACCACTTACCCACTTTTCAAGAGCATCTTTCAATTCATCATAACTTAATTCTTGATAAATTTCTGTGATTTCTGCTTGATTATTTGCAACCGACTCTGTGATATTCTTATTGTCGGATACAGGAGACGTGTTGGGTTTAACACGAATATTTGTTTTTGGAAATGATCGTCCTGCTTCTTCTGCTGAAAGAAATTCGATTGTAATATCTCTTCCATTCACAGGATCAGTAATGTCTCCATAATCGGGATCTGCGATAACACCAAGGAGTTCTTGGTAAACTTCTTTACCGAATCCCCAAAAACGCACACCTTCTGCTTCCTCACCACGAACGATGACAGGAACAAAAGTACGCATCTTTGGCATAAGAGAACGTCCCATGCGATAATCATCTTTATCTCCACTACGAGTTAACTTTTCAGCAAACTCAACGATAGGGTCGGGACGACCAAACGACTTGGGAGAAAGATAAGTCCTATTATTAATTCCGTAATGAAAAAATAATTCGATAAACGGATTATCTGGTTGGTGCATATAAGGCACGATACGAACCTGTTGCTTGCCAGGTTGAGGTTTCCATTGGTAATTCTTACGATTATTGCTCTGAGAGAGATTCGTAAGTTTTGCTTTGATTTTATCTAGGTCAATTGCCATTTTTTAATCCTTAATTTAGTATTTGTTATTAATATTCTTAATATAATACAACTCGTTTTGAATTTCGTCAATCAGAATTGTGTACATCAAGAAGTTTTTCCGCCATTTTCAACGAAATTGTAAAAGTCCGAAGCAATTTCTAATACTTCGTGTGTAGTTGGAATTGGTGGTATTTCTAAAGGAACTTTTTCAAAATTGGCACGACTTTCCAACTCTTCTTTTTCCATGTGCCATGTTTCCCATACCATATCCTTTGCCTTTTTTAGCACTTCTAATCGAATACCGTAGACATCGTATTTTTTATCTTCATTATTCATTTTTTAATTATTATTTAGTCAATTATATTTACTATATATAAATATATTTTACTTGAATTTTATGTTAATTTCAAGGTAAAAAAATTAACTTTTTTTGCTCAATCTTTCCTTAGAAATTTTGACTGCATTTGGATTTATATCACAACCAATGTAATTGCGATTCAAAGACTTTGCTACTTCAAATGTAGTTCCACTTCCACAATAAAAATCACCAACTAAATCACCTTCATTACTGCTTGCCTTAATGATTCTTTCTAAAATCTTAGGATGTTTTTCACTATAATAGTCAGTTGCCTTTTTGACTTTTAATCCTGATGGTATGTCATCCCAAACATTTGTAGGTACTGTTCCAATTTTTAATTTTTCTTCGGTAATATTGGGTCTTTTCTGTTTTTTGCTTATTACTGATTTATATGGAACACGAATATCCATATCGTTGAATACAAAATCATCAGACTTTGTATAAACTATTATATAGTCATGCTTTTTTGCAAATTCACGTTTTCCACGACCACCGATATTAAATTTGACGACGATTTGATTTCTAAAATTTTCATAACCGAAAATACTATCCATTAAAATTCGTATCCAATGAACTATTCGTAAATCCATTTGTAGATAAATTGTGCCAGTTTTTGACAAAACTCGTTTCATTTCGTGTAAACGAGGTATATAATGATCGTTTACTTCGTTTTTATCGTTTCTTAGATCAGCATAATCTTTAAACTTTTTACCTGTTCCGTACAGAATGTCACAATAAATTAAGTCAACACATTCAGAATCAAGTTTGTTAAGAAGTGTAATATTGTCACAAATATGAACTTCGTTTGTGATTTTCACTTATCAAAGTTTAGCACCCTCGAATCTTTTTAACTCACCATTGTTATATCTGTATCTTACTTCTATTTCAATAGTTTCTTTGTCTGATCCATATCCTTCTTCAACTAAGTCATAAGTCAAAAGATTAATTGGTTTTTTAATAATTTCATGTAAATATGCCATCGTTCCTGTTGCATATTTTATATCAAGTGGTCTACCTTCAAAATCGTGTCTAAGTAATATTTCGGTATTTTTATATTTCATATTTTCCATGTAAATAACAGGTCTTCCCATATTAACATGACGGTCTACGAGTTTCTTTTTAATTGCTTTGTAGTCTTTACTTACAACCACATATTTGTTTGTAGACTTATCAAGTGCATACTCAAAGTATTCATTTTTTTCACAAAACTCTTTTGTAAAGAATTCGTTTAAAAATGTAACATCATTGTAGTTTTCACGAACTTCATAAATTTTTTCACGACCTAAATTGAGATGTTTATTCCAATATCGTTTTTCATCTCCGTTGTCACAATTTTCATACTCCTTACCAAACTTTCCTTTGTTCCAACGGTCTTCGATGTCACGCAACAAAGCATTACCAAGTTTGTATGGATTATTCATATTATACTTTCCACCCAAAACACCAGCATGATGTTTTGCGTATGCAAAAATTCCTTCATCTCCTGCAAAATTACAAGTTGCCATAATATACGAATCCCAATAACTTGCCCATCCTTCGTTTAGAACTTTTGTCATTCCTTGTGGACGATAATAAATAGATTCATCACGAATCATACTAAGAATGTTTTGTTGCCAAGGTTCTAAACGACAATGATTAATAATCATAAGCATGATATCACGTTCAGGTTGTAAAGGAAATTTATTTTCTGCTAATTTTTTTCTTTCTTCTCTTTCACTTCTTTGCTTTTCAATATAACTCGTTGGATTAACATATTTCTGCATATACTCTTTCGTATCTAAACGAGTAACGTGTTCACGTGGTTGACGATCTTCAAAGTTGAATTTAGATGCTTTCTTTAAATTACTTTCACGATAGCAAAGTGAAGGATCAATTAAATCGTCAATTGCCAAGGCCGCATTCAAAAAGTCTTTTACTTTCTTTCTACCAAAACGATCCATGTACATCCGAATTTTATCACTATGATTTGCCATAACATTCATCATATTACGATTCGTATGCTTGAACATAATGTTGTTCTTAAAGAAATCACTATGTGCAGTTGCGTGTGCAACAACAGTTAAATTATCAACAATAGGATTGTTACGTTGCAGATACATATAAGTAGGATCAGTATTTACAACCATCTCATAAATCTTACCCATACCAGAATGATACTGATGATGAAGTTGTTCAAATTGTTGTCCGAAATTAAAATGAGGATAACGAACAGGAAAACCACCATAAGCCGCAATCTCAACTATTTCATCTGCATCAAATTCTTCAATGCACAACGGGTATGGATCAAGTCCATTGTCATAACAGGCCTTTAGTACATCAGGTATAAGTTTTGCAAGTTCCTTGCAAACTCCATATTGTAATTTATCACTTTCCCATGCAATTCCCATAATTTTAAAAAGGTACTTCCTCTTCGGCAGGAGTTAATAATTTTTTAAGTGACTTTAATACATCACTTCTATCATCCAAAGATGTGGTAACAATTGTTTTAGGATCCAGTTCACCACTTGATAATTTTGATTGTATATGTGGCAGAAATGTTGCCCAACTTCTAATTGCTTTTACTTCTGTAATTCCAATTAAATTAGAATACTTTTGCATCTTTTTAAGATAATCAACGCAGACTTCATTGTCTGAACCAAAGTTTTCCCCATCACTTAAATAAAATACGTAAATATTCCACTCATCAAGAGGAAATGCTTTTTCAACGATGTCATCAACTAAATGAAACGCACTACTAATTTGAGTTCCACCACCACTTTTATACTTGTAAAACTTTTCTTGATCCACTTCTTGTGCATGGTGATCATGTACAATGTATTTTACTTGAGTCTCTTGATAGAATCGTTGAACCCAATTATCTAAGTACCAACACAACTCACGAACAATTTCTCGTTTTTCTTCGTCCATACTTGCAGAAATATCAGATACAAAAAATATTACTGCATTTGTATCAGGATTCTGAACCGAACTCCAACTTCTAAATTCTTTATCGTCTTTAATTGGATAAAAATTAGATAAATCTTCAGGATCATATTCACTTGAGGAAATAAGTCTTTTAAAAGCATTTTTTAGAGTTTTTCTTTTATGAAGTAAACTATTATTTCCTACTTTTGCAATACGATTCCATTTAATTTTTTCTTTAACCATTTCACCATTTTCTTTGGGAAGAAGATTAGGAAGTTGAAGTTCTTCTCCTATCATATCAAAATAAGCATCCATGCTAATTCCAACATCAATCTCATGACCATCACCTTCTCCTTCACCACCATCACCAGGTTGACCACCTTGTCCTTTGCCTTGTCCTTGTGGTGGTCCTTCACCTACTTCATCACCGACATCTGCTTGTCCGTTTCCAATACCACTTCCGTCAGATGGTTGTCCGTAACGAAAACTTGGAAGTTCTACATGAGGAACTTTTACAACAACAAAGTCTTTTCCACGACGAGTAAGTCTTTGTCCTGATTTAATATGATTTTTAAGTTTATCGGATACGTTTCCTTTAACGATATCACGATACTCTTTATGATCTTCTCTGATTCTGCGAGATGGCATATAGAAATATCCGTTGACTATTAGTATTAATCTTCGTCTTCGTCTGCGTCACCTCTTGCAAAAATGCTACCCACATATGTAAGTACATCTGATGCACTATCTTCGTCATATCCAAAAGAAGTAATAAGACGTTGTTTCAATGCGTCAATTTTTTCAAGAAGTTCTTTATCAACAACAGTTGCAGTATCTTGAGCAAGAGCAGATAACTTGATACTATCTTTAGTATCTTCAAACAACTTCTTTTCAAGTGCTTTGTACAATTGTTCATTTGAGTCGTATCTAAATTCTTTACCTTTGGCGGCAAGTCCACCCATATAGTTCATAATTTCTCTACGAAAATCATCTTTCATTCCTTCGGAAATTCCGATTTTTTCTTCTATGCTACGCATAAGTTGTTCATTTGCAGTTTCTTCTTTTCCAGTTACAGGATTTGTAACTTTTTCGTCTTGGATGTACGCAACAATATTATCAATATAATTTGTGCAGGTTGCTTTTATTGCTTCCTCACTGCTACTAAGTGCTTGTTGTACTTCTCGTTTAACGATTCTGTCATACTCTTTTTCAACCATTTCAAGACGTTCCATCATGTTCTTTTTGTCATCCTCAGACGAAAACCCACTGTAACTTTTAAGTCCTTCACGAATTTGTGCAAACAACATGAAAGGATTCAAACTTTTAGCACCCATTCGTGGATTAACGATTGCATTGGAAAATTGGTTCTGGATAAAACGAGCAGATACTCCACCATACAATCCTTCTTTTGGAGATTCTTCTTGCATTTCCTTTACGTGTTCGTCAGTAAATCCGTGGACACTCTGACCATTGTAAAGTTTTGCCTTTTGAATGATGCTCATGTCTTGCTTTGTGCTTTCTTCTAAACGACTTACAACTGCGAACAAAGCAGCCAAATATGTTGTATGAGGTGCGATGTGCTTATTAACCGTTTTTTCATTGTAGAAGTGATCATAAATCTTTTTCTCTTCTGTAATTTTTAAAAGATATGGAATATCAATTTTGATTGTTCTATCACGAAGTGCTTCCATGAATTTATTATTGGTTAGTTTTTCAAACTCAGCATTATTTGTATGACCCAAAATAACTTCATCAATAGGTACTTGATTAAAACGACGTGGTTTAACACGATGCTCTTGAGTTGCTCCAAGCAAATCATACAAGAATTCAGTTTGAAGTTTAAGAATTTCTTGGAACTCAATCAAACCACGATTTGATACGAGAAATTCTCCATCAAAATCAAATGCACGTGGATCACTTTCACTTCCGTATTCTGCTAACTTACGATAATTAATATCACCTGTAAGTTCAGTTGCATCTTGTGACTTTTCGTCTTTTGGTTGAAATGTTCCAATACCGATACGATTTTTTTCCGACAATACAACTCGTCTAACAACGACATGATCAAGAACCTTACGATAATCTCCTCCATGTAGTTCCATTAATTGATCATAGTAAAATTCATTAACAGGATTCAATGCTCCGTCTAATTTAATTCTATAAGCATCTGCATCTAAACTAGCATTAATCTTAGAAATTATTGATTCCTTAATATCTTCTGGTAGAAGTTTCAATGGTTCTTCGTTCATTGGACATGGAACGAGTTTTTCATTTCCATTTTCATCAGTAAGTTTCCAACTAAACGAATATAATGCACCCTCATCTGTTTGAGTATATGATTCAAGTCCCTTTTTAAGTGCAGTTACAATTGTAGATTTACTACTTCCAACCGGACCGTGAAGTAATATTACACGTCGTTCAGGACCGTAGTGTCTACTTGCACTTTTTAAAATATCCATGAACTCCATCAAATTTTCTTCAAGTCCGTAAATTGAAATATCACCGAGTCCTTCAAAGAATTTATACTTTACATATGTTCTTTTGCAATATGTAGATTCCTCAGTTCCGTGAGACATAACCATGTCATACAATCTTTGATATGAATTTCTAGCAATTGTTGGATTTTCTTCAACCATATTAATGTAGTCCCAAAATGATCCTGTCCAATTAAGTGCTTCGTAAGATTGAATCGCATCGGTGTTTTCAGATTTAATTAAAGACTCAAGATTATTTTTAGAGTCTTTCTTTTTTTCATATCCTTTTTTATTTTCCATAACCATTACCTTATATTTTTTTTGTTAGTGAGTCAAATGTTTTTATCAAATATTTTCAATTTTAAACAATTTTGTATCTATTTTTCGTAAATCTCCTGTTGCCGAAGTTAATAATATGCAATTTAAATAATTGTTCCAATTAATTTGAAATTTTAAATCAAGTAGACCATTATTTAGATGTTTTATTAGCATATTTAACGAATTTATTGTGTATATTGTATTTGAGTCTTTTTTTCTATGTACACTTATAGTGTTATTAAAAAAATTATTATTATCTAGTAAAGCAGAATTTATATTGTATGTCAAATAAATCTCGTCAAGATTATCTCTATTTTGCAACGCATACACTTTTCCATATAGAATATCATAAAAACTTGAAACTTGCTTTATAATTTCGTTGTAATTCTGAATATCGGTGAACGTGCAAAGTAATTGAGTTTTCATTAATAGTAACCTTTTTAATTTAATAGTTACATATAAATATATATCAAAAAACTCAAACATGAATTTCAACTAGATCACCGTAACTTCTTCCAACATACAATTTTAAAGGAAATTGATTAGTTGGGTTCATAATTTTTATTATTTCTTTTATCGATTGAAATTCAGTTTTATGTATATCAAATAAAAACGCATCGTACGTATACAATGGTAATTTTATTTTTTTATCATCAATAAACTTTAAAATATTTTTTAAAACTATACAATTCCGTTCAGTTTCTGCTGATTGAAGTAAATAATTAAATACTTTGTAGGGTGTTGGTGTATCTTCAAATATATCAGAGTATATTCTTCGTTTGTATATCCAAGTTTCTACATAATTATTTTTTTCATAAAAATCTTTTACTTTCATGATATAATCGTGTATTGCTTTCATAAATGGAACATTGTCAATTACATCTTGAGTTATTCCACCATACATCAAATTAAATGTAATCTTTTTAGAAAGTTCATATTCGTCTTCTGTCAGTTCTTCTTTTCCGTGGTATAACTTACCAAGATATGTATGCAAAGAATCGTTGGGTAAATCATACTTTATGTGATTTGCAAATAATCTTAAATGATAACTTTCATAGTCAATCATCGCAATAGCACCATCTGAACCATAACGACTTACATAGTCGTTTCGGTCTCCTTCTTTTTTATTTAAAGCAAGAAAATTAATATTATTATATCTATTACTCGGTCTTGTTGTTGGAGTATATAAATTGTATTGAGTGTTAAGTAAATTATTATTTTTTTCGGAAAATATTTTACTTTTTTCCATGCCACATAAAACTTCACTTAAATCATTTATAAGTTTATCGGTTGGTGACTCAAATGTGTCCAATGCTTTGACAATACTTTTGAAGGTATCGTTGAACTTTTTTAAAATCATCATTATAGGAATTGATTTATTACTTTTACATCTCGGTAAATCAATTTCAATTTTACTTTTATTTCTATAATAAACATGAAGAGATATATCAATTGAGTTTTCAAAACTCACAATATGATTTGTATCTTTTTTATTTATTATAAGTTTTTTGCACGAAGATTCTGCAATTTTTTTAAGCACACGTGAATCAACATTCACAACATCAGGATGAGAAAAGGATACTGCAAATGAATCATTATTGTTTATGTTTTTAATTAAAAGAATTAATGGTTTTGCTTCGATTGGATGGTTTTCATGTTCTTCTACGAATAAGTGAAAAAAGAACTGATCGTTACTTTCTAGTTTATTAATTAAATTTTTAAACTCAGATGGTGTTTCAACAAAGTGCATCTTAGATAATATACAATGCGAGTATGAATCTGTCAATATGTATTTTTATAAAATTGTGTGACTGATGGTATTTTGTTTTTTATTCCACTAAAATTTTTCTCTGCACGATCTAACATCAAAGTATTATGTTCTATTACACCCAATTCATTTTTGATATTTCCAACTTTTAATGTTTCTAACTCACCTGCTATCTTCCATCTCAATTCTAAAATTTGAAAAAAAGTTGAATTCTTAAATCCATTGAATTGATTTATACCAACTTCAACTATTCTATAATTTGGATCACTTGCTTTTCTTATAAAATATCTAGATATAAATTTTGACTCGTAGTCTTC